TCAAATACAATACTGTAAAACAAAACAAAAACGCGATTAGAAATTTATTTGCTAATCTTTTGGTTACAGAGGAGTTATCAGAATTGTACTTTTATGATAATCCAGATGTTATTTACTATGCTAAATTAGATGGAACTACAGAAATTGAAGAAGGATACAATTACACAAAAGGTGAACTAACTTTTATCATTCCATCTGCTTGTGGATATAAGAGAGAGCCTGTGGAGCTGTCGCAAGCCAACGCTAAGAGTATTATGTGTGAAAACAAGGGTACGGATAAGACGTATCCTTGTTTTGATTTCACATGTCACGGCAAGGTTACAATGATTGGCGTGACTAGTAAATACGGCAGTTTCCAGTTTGGAGATAGTAAGGAGTTTGCACCGATTAAGCAGATGAAGATACACAAGGAGCAGACTAGTAGTTTGTTCAAGAGTGGTAAAGGAACTTTAACTATTCTTGATAGGGTAATGAAAACTAGCGATGGTTGGGATATTGTGGATGCATCGAAACTTATAGCTGATAGTGATTTCGATGGGAAGGTATCTAATACGACTACATCTAGCCCAAAGACTCCTAACGGGACTGTTACTGTGTCAAAGAACGCAAGGTATTGGGACAATGGAGTGAGGATTGCTAATTGGGTGAAAGGTAAGTCTTTTAAATTCGATAAGACGAAGGCTGTGAATAAATCAAAATCAAAGAAGGCATATAGGCTACTTGACAAACAAGGATATCTTGGCTGGCTACTTGAAGAGAATATTCAAGGGCAAAGTCAAAGCACTGTGACTGGTGTGTATCCTTTTTGGAATAGCTCAAGTTTAAAGACGTTCTCGACATTACCTTTGCATCGCAAGGTGACTAACAATGCAACTGATTGGGAGATGACTTTTAAATTCAATTACAAAGCAAGCCCTGGACAATTTGGTTTTATGACATTTGGCATAACTGATAAGGATCAAAACATGATTGGTGGTATGAGGATTGAAACTATTAATGGTGACGGAAGAATGGCAATGGTGTGCTTGTGTGGAGACGATGGTAAACTTCACACTGGATACAATAAAGCTGACTGGACAGGTGCTGTAACTATTACTAAAAGAGGTGCTATGGTTACATACTACATGTATAATCAGCTGAATGGTAAAAGCTACACTTATAGGCTAATGAATGCTGAGATTGATAATGTAGTGGCTAGTGATGTTTATGTGTTATGCACTAAAAAGAACAACTACGACTTTATTCAAGCTTGTAATCCAATGCATATGACAATCACGGGATATGATGCAGATATTTATGTTGAAAGTAAAAGCAAGGAAGAGTTTTCTATGATTAATGTAGCCATTCCAAGATTTAATTTCAATGATGGAGATACAGTGAGAATCGATATGAACACTGGTTTTTGTTATCACAA